ATGCAGAGGGCGGAATTTTGAGAAAGGATGTGGATACATATGGCAAGAAAAAAGCTGCACCGGGAGCCTGTGCTGAAGGACTGGGCGGAAGTGAACGACGCGCTGCGCAGCATCCACGAGTACGAGCACGCGCTGACGGAGATGGGCGTGGACATGTCGCGGCGCATCGACGCCGTGAAGGCTGAATACACCAAAAGCGCGGAGCCTTTGCAGAAGCGTGTCAAACAGCTGGAAACGGACGTTCAGGAGTATGTAGAGGCACACCGGGAAGATATGGCCGGAAAAAGCCGACAGCTGACGTTTGGGCGTGTAGGGTTTCGACAGTCCACGCGGTTGATTTTGGCAAATGCGAAGGTCCCGCAGGCCATCGCCACGCTGCTGGCCATGGGCCGCAGGGAGCTTGTAAAAACAGAGCAGAAGCTGGACAAAGAGGCGCTGAAGCAGCAGCCGGAGGAAGTTCTGGAGGCTGTGGGGGCGTACCTGAAAACCACGGATGAATTTTTCTACGACACGGGCGACGCCGTGCCGGAGGAGTAACAAGGAAGGAGGCGGCCGGGATGGGTGCGCTGGATGTAAGCAAGGGAACGGTAAAAAGCATCTATGCCCTGGGTGCAAAGCTGGGGATGGTGGAACGCGGCGGAGGGCATGCGGACGCGCTGCACGCGCTGGTACAGGGCCTGACCGGCAAAGAAAGTATCACTGCATTGACCCCGGCCGAAGCGCAGGCGGTGCTGGCGGAGCTGCGGCGGCGCAGCGCCCCCGTGGCCGCACCGCAGAAAAAGCGGCCACGGAAGTACGAGGCGATGCCGGGCGGGCTGAGCGAGGGGCAGCAGAAAAAGGTCTGGTACTTGATGTATCAATTGGAAAAATATGATCCCGCGCCGGAGGGCGTACAGCTGCGGGACAGGCTGTGCGGGCTGATCAGCAGGCAGTTCGGCGTGACAGCCTTCCCCACCCAGCCGTTCCGGTTTCTGTCATTTTCGCAGGGCAATGCACTGATCGAAGGGCTGAAAAGTCTGGCTGAACGAAAAGAGCTGGAATACCTGCACAGCGACCGATACCGCCGGGAACGGGAGGCGGCCGGAAAATGAGGAATGAACTACTGAACGAGCTGAAGCTGGAGGATCTGCAAGGCGAAGCACGGGAACTGGCAGAAACCATCGGCATGGATGCTTTCCGGCGGCTGGTGGATGTGTACGGCGGCACCGGCCGGGTGTACATCCCGCAGGCGGACAAGCTCCTTATTCCTATCCGTGACAGACTGATCCGTGATGAGTACAACGGTTCAAACGTCTATGCGCTGTGCAAAAAGTGGAATCTGAGCGAGGGATATATACGCGGGATCGTGCGTGAAAAAACAGAACAGATACGGCGCGCCCCGTTGGATGGGCAGTGTACGCTGTTCGATGTGTGACTGTTTTGCTGTAAAATCTGAGTGGAACACTCTTTAAAAGATAAGGTATGATGAACTCACAACGAGGGCATCGTGCCTTATCTTTTTTGTATTTACGGAGGAAACCGCAATGACGTTCGACGCCGGGACATGGTGGCTCATAACGATCATCGTGACAACGGTGGTGGGGCTGGTAGGATTTTTGTTCGGGCGCTCGGTGTTCCGGCAGCTGGATGAAAACCGTGCGGACATCAAGCAGGTGCGGGAAAATTACACACCGCGCGACGATCACCAGAAGGATCTGGAACGGCTGCGCACGGCACACCAAAAAGACGTTGAAGCGCTGCGCCGTGAAATGAAGGAAATGCGCACAGAGATGCGCACGGAGATCCGGCAGATGAGCGACGATGTGAAAGACATCAAGGAAAATTGCATCCGGCGCGAGGAATTTGTTTCGCACCAGCTGAAGCTGGAGAACAAGCTGGACCGTCTGATGGAGTTCATGATGAAGCAGGGAGGCAACTGAGATGGACGAAAATGAACTGCGCCGGAAGATGCAGGCCGGCGAGCTTGCGGCCAATAACGGAACTGTGATGCGCACGCTGGCCATCGCGGGCTGCGATTTCAAATTTTTAAAATTGAAGGGCCTGCTGCTGGCGCTGGCGGGCGGCATGGACCGGATGGCGCTGTGCAGCAGCATCAACTACCTGGCGGACAGCGGATACCTGCAGGTACGCTGCATCGAGGACAAAGCCCCGTCCAGCGTTTCGGACGCAGAGCTGGAGGATCTTGAGGTCAAGCTGACGCCGCGCGGCATCCAGCTACAGCGCTGCGTGAAGAAAGACCCGCTGGTGGATATGTAGGAGGGCTTGAGGATGCGCGGAAAAAACAGGAGCCGCAGCACCATATCACAGCTGCCGCCCGAGGTCCGCGACGTTGTGGACGAGATGGTAAAGGCGACGAACACCTGCACGCTCGCGGATATCCAGAAGTATCTGGCATCGCTGGACGTCACGCTGAGCCTGCAGGCAATCAGCACCTACAGCAGAAAGCTGCTGGCCTCGCTGGAGGATATCCGTGTGACAAACGAGCGGATGAACGCCATGGTGCGGGAAGCGGCGAAGTATCCGGAGCTGGATTTTTCCGAGGTGATCAACCGGGTGGCGGGGCAGAAGATCCTGGACGCCATCCTGTCGAAGCCGGACGAAGAGTGGAACGATATCGCGCTGGATAAGCTGCTGCGGGAGATGAACGCGCAGACAAAGGCTGTGGCGTACGCCCGCAGGCTGGACATTCAGAGCAAGGATGACACGCAGGCCGCCATGGGCGAGCTGAAGGCGGAGTTCTTCTCAGCCCTTGGTACGGAACATCCGGAGCTGTACCGGCAGCTCGTGGCGGCGCTGGAGCGCCGGCAGAAAGGGGCGCAGCGCTGATGAATTGGTACGCACTGCAGGTCCTGACCGGGACGGAACGGGACGTATGCACGGCGCTGCGGCGCAAAGGCGTGAAAGCCAGAGCCCCGGACCAGCGGATGGAGATTCGGCGGCGGGGTCAGTGGCAGACCGAGGACCGGCTGCTGCTGCCGGGATATGTGTTTGTGGGCGCGGACTATAACGCGGCGTTGTTCCATCTCGTTTCCCCTGTCCCCGGCGTCATCCGGTGGCTGGGGCTGGAGCACGGCGAGCCGCAGGCGCTGGACACTCGGGAGGCGCTGCGGTGGCGGCTGGACAGTGACGAGACGCTGGAGCCCAGCCGGGTGCTGTTTCACGCAGACGGCACGTGGCACGTTCTGGACGGCCCTCTGGCGGCGTTTGCAGGCTGCCCGGTGCGGATGGAGCGGCGGCAGCGCCGGGCGTATGTGACGGCGGAGCTGGGCGGCGTGGCCCGGCGGGTGCGGTTCGGCGTCATCCCTGTGGACGGTGATGCGCAGTGAAGCGGAAAGACCCGCGGCGCGAACTGGCACGGAAGCTCTCCGGCGCGAAGCTGAAGGAGCCGCCGGAGCTGTGCACGCGGTGCGTGTGGGCCATGCATGAGAGCGGCTGCCCGGTTTGCCCCTTCCCCCGCTGCGTGCGGCGCAGCACACCGGGAAATGTGGAAAAGTTGAAACCGGTGTGAAAACTCGTTGAAAACACATTTCTAAACACCTGTTAAACGGATGTTTAGACCAAACAGGAAAACCATGAAAGCGGCGGGGTTGATTCGTCCCCCGCCCGTGGCCATGGCGGGCATAGAGGGGGTGAAAACCGGGCGGAAACGGTCGGATGGCGAAGCATGCCCGATGAAAATCCGTCCCTCTTGCCCGCCATGCTGCGGAATACCGTTTAATTTCCCCTGTATGCCGTTAAAAACCGTTTAGGTGCCTCGGGCTGTCCACGCGGACGCCTGAGGACCTTTTTTCGTTACAGGCGAAATTTAGGGCCGTTCGTGCGGTCCGGAAAGGAGCATCGCGTGAAACGGACCCCTCAAAGCAGCATAACCGCCCTTTTGGAGGGTGTTGAGCAGGCAAAACAGAAAAAGGAATTTAACATTTTAAAAGATTTAAAAACGCTGCATGCACAGTATACCAGGGTGAATAAGCGGGACTACCTCGCGCTGCTGGATAAGCTGGTGGAAAAATACAGCACGGACGAAGCGGCGGTGATCCACGCGGCACTGCTGAAAAAATGCCAGGCCGGCGATATGGACGCGATCCGGCTGTGGACGGAGCTGCAGAAAGAGAGCGGCAGCGGCGCGGCGGAGGTGAACATCGTTGACAGCATATAGCCGCCCGGCGGTGACGGTCGATTTAAAGAACGTGATCGGGCCGGGGTTCTATGATTCGCACCGGGCCGTCCGGGAACAGCGGGCGCACACACTGGTGGAGGAAGGCGGGCGCGGCAGCCTGAAAAGTTCGTTCTGCAGCGTTGAGATCGTGCTGTGGCTGCTGAAGTGGCCGCAAAGCCACGCGCTGGTGATGCGGCAGATGGGAAACACGCTGGAGGACAGCGTGTACTCGCAGATGCTGTGGGCCGTCGCAAAGCTGGGGCTGTCGGAGCATTTTCTGGAGAAAAAGAGCCCTCTTCGCCTCATTTACAAGCCCACGGGCCAGACCATCTATTTCCGCGGCCTGGACGATGAGATGAAAATTAAGGGTATCAAACCGAAGTTCGGATACATTGGCTGCCTGTGGTTCGAGGAAGCGGACCAGCTTCGCCGGGGCGAAAACGCGGTGCTGAGCGTGAAGCAGTCCGCGTTCCGCGGCTCGGGGAGCAACCCGACCTTA